TAACATTTGGATCCAATCGTTTTTGTAAAAATCGCTGATTGTTATTATAATAAAATGGTAGTAGTTCGTCATATTCCATAGGTAAAATATGGCTTCGATATGTATTCCAGTCTATATTGAATGTTCCGTTTTTTTTGATTTTTCTCTCCAAATCATTTGTGCTACCTAAAAATCCTGTCAATTCTTCTGTACCTTCACGAATAGCTGTTTGTAAATGGGTCTCTTTTCCCTCTGATCCACCTCCAAATTCAGCCCAACCAGGAGTATCTGCGAATTTATTCTCTTTTCCAAATAAAAAATACAATTTGTTGTTGTGAATGGTTGTTGGTAATATACCGGCACCCATTTATATTCTATTAATGTTGTAATATTAAATTATATAATAATAAAATATTATAACTTTTTCACAGATTATGATAGCGTTAAAATCTCAATATATAGTCATTTTAACTTCTATTTATTTTTTATATATTTATATGCTAAATAATAACATAAATATCCTGTACATAAACCTATAGTACCTCCAACCAATACTTGTGTGAAAAAGTGTTTTTTGGTATAAATACGCTGAAACATAGTGAACAACATGATTATCAAATATAGTGCTGTTATTTTGGTATTTTGTAAAACCATGATTATATATATCAGAGAGAACGCGGTTTCCTGTGAATGTCCAGAAGGCATACCAAAACGTTCGTATTCTTTCCAATCAATGGATTCACGTTGATTCATTTCTAATTGAAACAATTTCATATTTTCATTGGGCCTTGGTTGTCTGAATATTAATTTTAAAATGCTGTTTAATATATAGTTTAATACAGCACCTACAACGTAGAATACTAGATATGTTTTTTTATTATATAAAAAAACGATTGTCAATAAAAATAAAACCTTATTCCCATAGTCATAATCCGTTAAATAGTTTTTATTCATTATCAAATTGTATATGTTATATATGTTATAATATTATAATATAATATTATTATAAATTTAAGATGATCAAGTAAGATCATATAGACAATTTGCTATCAAATTAATCGACCATGAAATATCATTTAACTCTAACTGACGTCCTGTATCATCACATAAAGTAATCTTTAATTTTTGAACATCTACAGGACCCATATAATTTCTCACAATTGATTGTAATGAACCGCCGAACTCTGTTATAACTTTTCCAATATCATTTCCATTTTTCACTGGAAGTACTGCAAAAACATCCGAGTTAGTAGGTGCTTGTGGAAAATAATTTACCCTGTTGCTGTTATTTCTAATAATTTCATTTATAGTATAAATTTGTGACTGTGTTAATGTTCTTGGTGCACTAGGTAATATATTCTGCGTTTTGGTGTAATTTATATTTAATTTATCTAAAATAATATTATCAGCATTAATATCATTATTAACAATCGCATTATTTGTTATTGAATTACTGTTATTAATCGGATTATTGCACGAATAAGTTAGACTTTTATTATAATAAGATGGTAATTTAAGATTATTATCATATTCAGTTATTGAAATTAAATTATTATTTAGATGATTCTGTTTAAAATCATCTATAATTAATATTAAATATCGCGTACCATTCAAATCTAATAACGCAGGAGGTACATTTCCACTTGAAATTACATTTACAAAAGGTGATCTAAAACCCAATATCCAACCCAATGTTTGATTTATATAATTAGGCAACTTAACACCACAATTCGGCGAATTACATTCCAATAAAAAATTAAAATCAAAAAAAATTATTTTGGTAGTTTCGTCTATTGCGAAAGAATCTTTTTCTTTCTTTTTGTATACTCCTCCGTACAAATTAAATATTATTTTTCCCTGTGTTTCTTTATATGTAAATGGAGGGGTTGTAGTAGAGTCAAATACAAACCCAGCTTCCACTATTTTTTCATTCAACTCAATTGTCAATGAAGTAGGATTGTAATTTCCAGGATCAATTCTTATATTTACCACGATATTTGTTTTTGAATCTTCTATCCAAAAACAGGTATTACCCAATTGATTGTTTATAATGTACCATGAATATGGTATTTGATAAGAATATAATTGTAATGATAATAATTTTTTTAATGGTTCAGATAGATCCAATATAAAATCAGTATTTGAATTAGTACTAGTATGTTGTCTATATTTACTATCGATATTAATAAAAGTTGAATAGCTAGTTTTTAACAATGGATTTACTGTGCCTGGCACTTCTGATGGTGCAAATGTAGTAACTATATTCGGTATTGTTTGATTAATTACTGGTTCGTCAATATTATCACCGTCCACTAACAAATTAGATGATGTAGCATATCTATTATTATTTATTACATTAGCTGGTGTTATGGTAGTTTCAGGGTTATTGTAATTGTAGGTAGTATTATTTTGATAATTATTTTTTAAATTTATTAATTTTGTTTGAATTTCTTTAAAAAAATTTACCATTTCTTCGTCATCATTATTTTTAAATTTACTAATATAATTAGTTGTTGCGGTTAAAATGTGATCGTTTGATATTGATTTTAAAATCTTATTATCATCTTCGGTATTATAATCTGTAGTATCAGGAATTAAACTCAAAATTTTTAAGAGATCTCCTACTCCATAATTACCTACTACTAAATCCAATGGTTCATTTTCATTTTGATTTTCATCAGACATATTTTAATTTATTCTCTATTATTATATTTTTTAAAAATTGTGTTTAATCTCCTTTTTATAATATCTATTTTTTTATTTTCCGAATTCTCAAAATTTATTTCTTGATCCCTACTATATATTTGTGAATAATATTTATCAATTAATTTATCTGGAACTTTTGTAATTCCAAAGCCTCGTTTTAAGTGGGTTTTACCTTTAAATAATATCAATTCAAATAAACTTAAAATATCGGGGTAATTCGATTCTAAATAATCCCTGTTTACTCTGTAAGAAGATCGATAAACAAATCGATTATAATTCCCATCCGAATATATTTTATAATAATAATCATAAAATATTTTATTTTTTATCAATCCGATTCCCTCTATTCGATTCAATGAATTGTTCATTTCAAATATATACAATGTAGAATCTTCTGGTATTTTAGAAGATATTGCTTGTGGACATCCGTAGATACAACCGTCATAATGTAATTTCTTTCTATAATTCACATTTTCATTCCATGTGTAATTATTAAATCGTGTAGATGCAATGGTTATTTCTTTTGAATTCATTCATTAATTGTGCATTATACTAATCCAAATAAATTTTTTAATTATGTTCAATTTTTATTATTATTTTATAAATTTATATTATAGGCATTTTTAAATTTAATGCATTTAAAAATTAACGATAGTGTTGATGCATCTAATTTTAATAAATTAATTTTTTTTGTTAAAAATTATAAAAAACTAATATCGAATAATTCAAATAAAAACAACGAAGAAAATAAAAAAATTTTAACAATTTTTGCATGTCATGCAGATAAAGAAATTAAATTTAAAACTATATTAAACAATATACAATATTTAATGTACCCAAATAATGAAATTATTATCGTTAATAGTGCAAATGAATTGTATAATAATGAGTTAAAAAATTATTTAGATAATCATGATTTACTTAAAAATATCGTAAAATATGTAGAAATTCCAAATGATAAAAATCGTGATATAGGAAAATTTGTTTTTGTATTAAATAATATATTATCCGATAATTCTATCAAAAAAGATTATGATTTTGTTGTTTTAGTAAATGATTCAATTATTATTAAAAAATCATTGCGTTATTTTTACAATACGTTTATTAAAATAAATAAAGAATTATTTGCTTATAATGATAGTAGTGAAATAAAATATCATTATCAAAGTTATTTGTTTTCCATTAAATTCAATGCTATTCATAAATTAATTGATCATTTTAATAATAATAAAAATGATATTCATGTATATATGGATTTAGTTTTAAAAATAGAATTAGAATTAGTTAATATTTATGCAAACAATTGTGATTGTTTTTTAAAAATAGCAAATTTACCTATAAATTCTGGTAAAAATATTTATTTCAACAATCATTTTTTATATAATATGTTATTTAGTTCTGGAGTATTACCATTTATTAAATTACGTGCATTGACTAATGATGCACGATAATAAAGAATAAAAAATCAATTATATAATCTAGTAGTTTTTTTATATTTATTTTTAATGTGCAATTTCTTTGTTTTATTATTATTATTATTATTATTATTATTATGCAATAAAACATTATAAGATTTTTTATATATAATAGTTATGCTGTTCAAATCCTGAAACATGGTTATCGTTTTTTTAAATACAACATTTTCTATACTTGTGATTGTTGATAAATAACTATTCGTTTCTTCGTAATCCTCTACTATGGGCACTTTATTTTGTAATAAATTCAATAGATTATGTGATTCATTTGTATAATTGTATTTAAATAAAAAATTCAATTTGTATTTTTCATTGTTTATTTCTTTGTTTTTGACAATTATTTTAAACAGCTCTTCTTTGGGTAGTGTGTTAGAATGTTTTTCGTTAAAAAAAAATTTATCTTTCTTTACTTTTTGTATTGCATTTGATTCATTTAAATAAACAAAATATATGTTTATAAAATATAAATTTTCCGAATAATAATCTTTGTATATACCATCTTCTTTTTCAAAATTATGAATCCATGATGTATCTAATTCATTCAACAGAAATTCATCATCATTTGCAGTTTCAGTTGTAGGGTTTGATGTTGTTTGAATATTCATATAAATATCTATTTACATATTTATATAAATTATTTGTTCAATTTATACATATTGTATTTTGTTATAGTGTTATAGTTAAATATCGTCCTCATCAATATCATCATCTAAATCAATATCCACATCCAAATCTATATCGTCGTATAGTATTAAATCGTTTTCAATTGTTGGGTCAATTGGTTCAATTGTATTATTTTCATACTCACTAGTGTTGTTATTTTTATTTTTTATTGAATTTTTGTAATTATTATTTGAATATTTATTTTTGTAGTAATATCTTGAATATAAATATGGTGAATCTTTTGGTAAATAATCACGAATATATTCATCTACACCATACTGATCGATAAATTTATCCCTTCTCTCCATTATACTTCTTATTGTTTTATTCATACCATTATGTAATTTTAAATGTTTAATATTGTACGGATTAGGAATATTTTCTGCTTCTTCTACAAAAAAATTGGAATTTGTATCAGAATTATTATCACTGATATCATCATTATACATTTTTTTAGGAAAATTATGTGCCATTACTTTTTTTAATTTTTTATCATAATAAATTGTACATAAACCTGTATCCTCTGGTTGTTTTTTTTCTTCTACTTTTTTCTTTGTTGCATCTATAAAATTAAAATTATTGCTGTTTTCTATTTTTATTTTATTATTTAAAATTGGAAAATCACTAATTGAATCAATGTTTATTTTACTTATACCGATACCGATACCATTATTCATTGCATTTGAATATACTGCTCTATTTCTCTTAAATGTATTCATGTTTTATACATAGGTTATTTATTTTATTATGTTTAAATGGTTTATAATATATCGTTATTACTATATTATCACATATGGTGTTATACTAATTACGATTATCAATAATAAATGGTAATAATTTGTTTTTAATGTCTAATAAATTTATACGAATTGTTTGGGTTGAATATCCCATTATTTCAGCAATTTCTCGATTTGAACGTAACATCTCAAAATCATTTGAATATTTATAATACATTATTCTCATTTGTAATGGTGGTAATTCCCTAATTTTTTTCCATATTTCTATTTTCAAATTTGTATCATCTTCAGTTTCTAACCACCTGTTTTTATTCGAATATATAGAATTGTATATTGTATTTTCCATTAAATAATGATCAAACCCAATATATATTGGTTTCAAATATATGTTTTTCATTTTTCTATATTCTTCGTGTGTTTTCTTTTTTTTGACATACGTTTTCGGTAATGCGTTAATTGGTAATAATTTCGAAATACATTGTTGTAATTCATGTTTGATATAAAAATCGACATATGTTATAAATGTATTATTTCCATTATATCGTTTTATCCCTTGATATAAACCAAATAAAGAGTAGGATACAATTTCATCTGTTTTTATATGATTACATTTATGCAAACGTTTGAAATGAATAGCCTTGGTAGTTGCCCAATCTTTGTAACTAGTAAATAATATACTATTTATTTGCTCTCGCATTTCGTACGTAGTTCCTGGATGCTGAATTATATATTTTATTCTTTCTTGTGTAATTTTGCTCAAATTTGCACATAATGTTGTTCCTGTGAGAAATAAAAAAAATAATATATATAAATACATATATTATTTACACATATAATTTTTATATTTTTTACATAATATATTTATTTGTTTATAAATTTTCTATAGACCATTGTACTAGTAGAGTATATTTATATATCATCAAAATTAATATTCTCTTCTGTTTCATTAATCTCATCCTCTTCAGTTATAATACTATTGTGTTTAGTTTTAATAATATCATCTTCTACTAATTGCTTATATTCTTCTTCTGTAGTATCTGAAAAATGAACAATATCATCGGTTGCATATTGATTCGCAGTGTCATCCATGTCAAAAATAGACCATGTTATATCCGCTGACTTTTTTAATCTTTCTACATCGTAATCTGAATAAACCTCCAATAAATCACATTTTTCTAATTTTTTTGAATTTTCAAAATGCGTTTCCCAGTCTCTCAAACCAACCATAATAATACTTTTCATCTTAATTGAATTATCACGTTTTCCTCTACCTCTATATTTACCTCGAATAATACAAAGACGTTTTATATTATCACTACATACTACCTCGCACATTCCATTTCCGAAATCTTTAGAAACTTGTGCGTACATTTCCCCTTCTTCTTCAACCAATCGAAGACGATGACTATGTTTCTCCGCTGCTGAAATTACATTTTTACGAGCTTGACTTTTATGACCACTTCCACCTTTAACATTTTTCACCATTTTGTTAGTATTTTATTGATAAATTATTGTAAAAATATGAAAAATTATTTCAATTTTATTTATAATTCCAAAAATCAATAAAATACTATTAATAAAATACTATTAATAAAATATAATATACTGTTATTATATATTTATTGTTAAAATGGCAAACGCATGGATTGAATACATTAAAAAGGTAGCAAAAGAAACTGGTAAATCATACAAAGAAGCAATGAGCATTGCTAGTGAGAGAAAGAAAAAAGGTACAAAAATAGAATGTGAAATTACATCTACTAGTAGTTCAGGTAAAAAACAAAGAAAAACCAAAAAGGGAAAATCCGGTAAAAAAACAAAAGGTACTAAGAAGAGAAAAGGTTCTTCAAAGAAACGTTAAATACAAAGATATCGTAAATTAGTGTTTAGATAATCTAATATCTGATATTTAGTTTCTCGTATATTATGTCGTTCGTTTGGATTACATAATATATATTTCATAAACATATCAATGAAACCTTTCCAAAATACTCTAGAATCATCTGATAGATACGTGATTGTCTTTGTATTATTTAATAAAAACTCTCTCAAAAAAAACATATGAAATCCATAGTTATCCCATGTATCTGTGTGATTTAGAAGAAAATCCAATGTTTGTTTAATAGGTTTATTTTTTAATACTTGCAAATAGTTTATGCTGTCATGATAATATTTTTCTTTTATATGAACCGTTACATTTGCAATTATCGAATGGTTATCTATATATTTTTTTACAATTAACTCTATTTGATTGTTTGATAAACTATGTATATGCGCGTTTTTCTTCAAAAAATCAATGATAAATACCTCAATGGGATCATTCAAAATGTTTTCGTTGCACAATTCAATTGCCACATTTGTTTTTAAATATGATTTTTCTATACATTGGTTAAATTTACATATAAATGGTCTCTCAAATTGATTAAAACATAGATTCAATTTGGAAAAATTGAATAATAAAATATCATTGTGTTGTAATATTTGAAGTCCGTCCAATATAAAAAAACAAAGATTAAACATATTAGATAATAACTGTTTTTTATTGACAAATTTATCGAACCATTCATCGTAATTGAATATAAAAATACTATTTGTTAAATTAGCAGAAGTGTTTATTAATTTAAATGTGTTGGTTTGGTTGGTTTGGTTGGTTTGGTTGGTTTGGTTGGTTTCATCTATTCTCTCCCAATATTCCAAAGGTATTTCTTCATTTTGTAGTTCTGATGATTGTGAATCAAAATTTACATAAGACAATTGTTTTTTAATATGAATTGTCTGAAAATATAAATGAAAAAATGTTATTTTTCGTATTTTATCACTAAAATAGAGTTCTTTTTCTAAATTTTTATCCGATTTTAATATCATCGTGTTTTGCGACTTTTTCTCTCTATGTTCTCGTTGCTTTCGTTGCAAATTGATTATATTATATCGTTTTTGTGATTCTTCAGACAATATTTTCATTATTTTTATAAATATAAATATAGTATAAATATATTTATATTAATATTCGTATTTAACAAATATCATTATAAATACCATTAGAAATATGATTTCAAATAGTTTTTTGTTAAGCAGTAAACCGTATTTATTTGGATGCGAATATGATAATATTATTACTATTAATATTTTACCCAGAGGACCACTCGCAAAAATAGTACGACAAATTAATTTTTCGAATAATAAATTAAGTGATTTTTCAACATACGAAAATACGTGCAGATGTGGATATGCATTATTGTCATTACGTGGTATAGGTATTTATGGCATTAGTAATTGTAATAGTAGAAAAAAACATCATTTTATGACTGCTGATGAAATACCTGATCTGTTTTCATTTTTACTCTCTAACGGATATAAAATAGATACGAGTTTGACAAAAATGATGAATAGTAGTAATATTCAAATCAATATGAACAATATAATCGGATTTATTACATATATGCAATAATTATTTGGTTTGTGTTTATGTTTGTGATTGTGATTGTAATTGTTTTTCAAAATCTACAAATCCGTTACTTTTGAATATGTTAAACGACGTACCTAAATGATTTTTAGCAATCATGAATGTTTTTTTCTGCATATCACTCATATTTTTAAAATATGATTGAATTATTTCTCTCCATTGTATTGGAGATTTTTTTATAATTTCTTCATATTCGGACTCAAATAGTAGATATTCTTTTGTATCTTCGTTGTTAATAATATTTAAATTGGACATTGATATATTTATATAAACACATATATTTATTACCAGTCTTCAATTTTTTTATTAATTCATCATTTCGTAATTATGTAATGATTCTTTGATTGCATTCAAAATATTCTCACGTTGCTTGTCTAGATTAACTATTTTTTCTTTTCTACCACCTGTCATATTTGTACTATTAGAAATAATATCATTTAGATCGATATTTTCATTTTTGTATTTATTTAAATATTTTACATAAAAATTAATTATTTCTGGTTTTTCTAAAATAAATGTAACTAGTTTGTTTTGTTTTTCCAGAATCTCTGCTTGTTTTTTTTGTTCTATTATTAATTTGTTTTTTGTATTTACATCATTCATTATTGATTTGTTTAATTGTTGTATATTTTGTTGCGTAGAACTTGCTCCGGTATTAGTAAGTTGTGCCAATGTTGTCATAGCTTGTACAATAGAAGTTAACATTTGAGGAATATCATTAAGTAAAGATATTCCAGGAATCATATTTTGTATAGTCGTTGACATATTATAAATTATATCACCTAAAATTTCACTAACTTCTTGTGAAAATATACCAGTTATAATATCAATTGACGGTTTGGATGCACTTAAGTAAACAGCCAAAACTTGTGCATTATAATTGAGTATCTTATTTCTCTCATCTGGATCTTGTATTGAGTCAGCCATTTCATCCAACTGTAGTTTCAATTTTTCTGGATTATTCATTTCTATATTTAACAAACTAGCTAGATCATTTATTAAATAAGCTGTGGGTTTAACTATTACATTAGATAATGCGGATTGTATGAAATTTGGATTATTTTGAATATATTGTAAATATTTTTGAAGTTGCTCGGATTTTTCACTAGATTGACCAGTTTGTTCTGTTGTTTCATCGCTAGTTTCGTCAGCTGTTCCATCTGGATCTAAACCCTTTTTTATATCTTTACCCAAACCATCTTTATCGTCACCTGAAACGGTTATAATTCCTCCAACACCATCACTCGGATCTTGATTTTGTTGTGGATCAATAGAATTAGCAGTTTGTTGTCCATCATTCAGCAATTGATTTAATTTATTTGCGTCATCATTTATTTTATTTATAATACTCATACTATCTGTAGCATTCATATCTTTCATAGCATTCATACCTTTCGTAATATTCATATCATTCGTAACATTCATACCTTTCATATCATTCTTACTAATCATATTATTTAAAGTTGAAGTTGAAATTGGATCTATTGTTAATCCACCTCGTTGATAGTTTTTTGTTTTGTTATTTTTACTATTTTTACTATTTTTTCTCATTTTCTTCATCGTCTTATATTTTTTATTTATTTTCATTTGTGTTTTATTTTTATTTATATTTTGTTTCTCTCTATTTCTATTATAATGAGGTTTTATTTTTTGATTCTTGTTGCATTTTTTTAAATTCTGCAAAAGTCATATTTAATCTTTTTATTATTTGCTTTTTGTCTATTTTTTTAATGAAAGAAAAATTTATTATTTTACCTTCTGAAATATATTTATTTCTATTTTCTTTCACTTTTTTATTCGATTGTGTTATTTTATTAGATGTATTTTTTTTTGCAATCATACTACTTGATGGTATTGAGTTCGGATGATTATAATGTTTTAATTTGGCGAATACATTTTTTTTATTAATCACTGGTTTTATTTCTGAAATAGTCGTATCCACTTTAATTTCATCTTTAATTTCATCTGGTTCGACTATTTCATCTGTTTCATCAGTGTAAATACCAGCATCTTTACATTGGAATGTTATTATGTATTTTCTAGCTACAGTTTCTAAAAACCTATATGGAATTGTACTATCGCTATAATAAACAAATCCATTTTTATCATTGTTATAATAAAATATAACGTTGCCTAGTGGTGTTGTTTCCATTACAAAATTATTTTTCAAATTTTCTTTTTCGTTTGTTGATAATTGTCTAGGTTCTAACGTGATATATTCCTTTTTATATTTATCCTCGTATTTAATTTCTTTCACTTCTTTTAGTTGTGATTCTCTATCTGTAAGTGTGACTGTCTCTGTCTCTGATTGTTCTTCTTTTTCAAATGTTACAATTTTTTTTGTAAAATTCATTATCGATTTATAAAAAAAGAAAAATGCGACAAATATTTGCATTGACCGTAATATATCGAATAAATTCATTCTATTTATTTACATCACGATGTAATATTTAAATTGTTTTTGAATTGTTTTTGAATTGTCTTTGAATTTTGTTATTTACAAACAAACTTTATAATTGAAATACAATCGTTGGTTTATTTTTTGTTGTTTCTCATTGAATAATTCTTTTTTTCGTAATTCAAAAAGCACCGCTATATCATTCGATAAATCAGGTAATTTTATTAATTCATATGTTTTTTCTTCCGAATCAGGATGCAAACGCACTAGACATAAATCGGTTACTTTTTTATCATATTTCGATTCTAAAATTGCTTTATATGTATTCAACTGTAAAGCGTAATGCCAAAAATTGGAATCTGGATATTGACTTATACAGGGTGTAATTGCGTATTTATTAAAAGTGTTGATTGTAGATATATCTTTGCATCTTTTCCAATCATAAATCATAAGTGATCCGTCGGGATTTTCGTACACCATGTCAATAGAACCCGCTAGTTTTAAATCTTCATCGTAAATCGTCCATTCTGTTCTGTAAGGACGAAATGTTGCATGATCTTTTACAAATTCAAGAAAATATTGCCATTCTGGTGTTGGTTGTAATTCTGAATCTTCATGGTTGCATTGATATTGAGTTAATAAATCATCGTGTGTATAATTATGTAATTTTGTATTTACATAATTATTCATAAAACATTCTATTTGAAAGTGCATGTCTGTTCCTGCTGAAGAAACAGAAGCGCCATTGTCCGACCATTTTTTCTTTATTTCTTCTGCTGTCATACCCCAATATTTGTGGGATGAGTTCCAATTTTTTCCTTTCATCATTTTTTCAATTATTTTGTTTGAATCAAAATGCGGAAAATGTGAATGATTCCATGTAGTTACTGATGTATAGTTTGAATCCGCGTCGGATAATATAGTGTATTTGTGAGTAGGTTCATAAAATTCAATATTTTTATCACGTGGATGAGCATTAACAGAAGAAAGAGTTGGTAACAGTAATGATGTATTCATTTTTATCGGTACTGTTGTCTTTATTATTATCTTTATATGGTGTTATGTAATAATATTTATATAATCAATTTTTATTGTTAATTATCGTTTACATTCAATTTTTTTACCGTTTCTTTCAATTGTTTAATTTCATGTATTAATAGTGGTATCAATCCAATATAATTAACCGATTGATAATTATCATCATCTTTATTGCCAGAAACTAAAAAAGGGAAATGTTTTTGAACTTCATGTGCTATTAAACCTAAATCTAGTTGGTTTAATATTTTATTTTCATATAAATAGGGTTCTAAATTATCGACACTGTAATTATTTTGGTTTGGTAATTCTGACAAAGGAATTACGTTTTCTTTTATTCTATAATCTGATGTTTGAGTAAACTGACTTGCTTTTATAACACCACTTGCTGTTAAAGATAATCCAGTTTGAACAGTTTGAAACCACAGTATTACGACACCTGAACCACCAGGTTCTCCACCACCTTTACCGCCACCACCACCTCCTCCAAATAAATTCATTCCCGGTATTCCTCCATCGTTGGAGGTATTCGCATTTGCCTTGCCACCACCGCCATCTGGAGAACATCCACCTGTTCCACCACCACTTTGGGTTGTTGCTTGGTTACCACCCCCACCCCCACCATCCTGAGTACTACCCCCACCCCCACCACCAGAACCATAATACCAATTTGTAGTTTGAATAGAATGTGTAATTGAATCATAATAAAAAGAATTGTAAAACCCGTTACCACCATTTCCATTGACATTTCCACCGTAACCTGTTGTATTTGATCCACCTCCGGGATGGCCACCTGTTTTTCCAGTACTACCTGTTCCAGTATTTCCACCGTATGCAATTATGTTTATTGCACCACCAATTATAGAGGATGATCCACCTACACAATTTGGATAATTTTGATTTGCAGGGCCACCAACACCAACATCAATATTATAAATTGTATTTTGTCCTGCTGTAAAAGACCCTCCAGTAACACCACCCCCACCACCACCATTGGGCGGAGAAGAACTTGTACTATTAGGATTTCCTCCACCGCCACCTCCTACAAGCAAATAATTTACTGTAGTTGAATTTAAAAATTGAATCGTACCAGTAGTACCAGTGTTACCACTATTTCCAAAAACATAATATGTGTAACCAGGAACATCTGTATTACTTGTATATAAATAATTGGTTACTACTGGTGCTTGTGGTTGTGTATTGATATTTACATTCCCTGAAATATCCAATGAATATTGCGGTGTTGTATTGTTAATACCGACATTTCCATTATAATATATACCGGTAGATCCATATAATGACCAGTAACCGGTTCCTGTGGGACCAGTATCACCCTTCAACCCAGTATCACCCTTCAACCCAGTAGGTCCAGTATAGCCAGTAGGTCCAGTAGGTCCGGTAGGTCCGGTTGATCCAGTATCACCATTCAAACCAGTATCACCTTTTAAACCTGTATCACCCTTCAATCCTGTGTCACCTTTTAAACCAGTATCTCCTTTTAAACCTGTGTCACCTTTTAAACCTGTATCACCCTTCAATCCTGTGTCACCTTTTAAACCAGTATCACCTTTTAAACCGGTATCACCTTTCAATCCTGTATCGCCTTTCAATCCTGTGTCACCTTTTAAACCGGTATCTCCTTTTAATCCAGTATCACCTTTCAATCCAGTGTCACCCTTCAATCCAGTATCACCTTTTAATCCAGTGTCACCCTTCAATCCAGTATCACCCTTCAATCCAGTATCACCCTTCAATCCAGTATCACCTTTTAATCCAGTATCTCCTTTTAAACCTGTGTCACCTTTTAAACCGGTATCTCCTTTTAAACCTGTGTCACCTTTTAATCCAGTGTCACCTTTTAAACCAGTGTCACCCTTCAATCCAGTGTCACCTTTTAAACCAGTATCACCTTTTAATCCAGTGTCACCTTTCAAACCAGTATCACCTTTTAATCCAGTATCACCCTTCAAACCAGTATCACCCTTCAATCCAGTATCACCTTTTAAACCGGTATCTCCTTTTAATCCAGTATCACCTTTCAATCCAGTGTCACCCTTCAATCCAGTATCACCTTTCAAACCAGTGTCACCTTTTAAGCCAGTATCACCTTTCAACCCAGTGTCACCCTTCAATCCAGTATCACCTTTCAAACCAGTGTCACCTTTTAAGCCAGTATCACCTTTCAACCCAGTGTCTCCTTTCAAACCAGTGTCTCCTTTCAACCCTGTATCACCTTTTAAACCTGTATCACCTTTCAACCCAGTGTCACCTTTTAAGCCAGTATCACCTTTCAACCCAGTGTCTCCTTTCAAACCAGTGTCACCAGTAGCGCCTTTGTCACCTGTATCACCCTTATCACCTCTTGATCCGTCATCACCTCGTAATCCGCTGTCTCCTTTTGGTCCAGTTGGTCCTGTTGTACCTGTATCACCTTTCAATCCAGGTAATCCGCTGTCTCCTTTTGGTCCAGTCGGTCCAGTTGGACCTGTATCACCTTTCAATCCAGGTAATCCGCTGTCTCCTTTTGGTCCAGTCGGTCCAGTTGGACCTGTATCACCTTTCAATCCAGGTAAACCTCTATCACCTTTTGCACCAGTAGGACCAGTAGAACCTTTTTCACCAGTAACACCTAAATATATTGGAGTTACATTTTTAAATGAAATCATCACGAATAATTTTGTATCTATATATTGGTGTTAAAATTATTATCTTATTTATACAAATAAATTATATAAATAGGATAAACGGTATTATATTTACTTTTTCTCATATATTTTTATTTTTTCTTTGTTTATTTTTTCTTTGTTTATTTTTGATCGTTCTTTTAATAATTTTATCTCATGAATTAGTAACGGAATTAAACCTATATAATTAACAGACTGATAATTTGGACCATCCTTTTTTCCAGAAACTAAAAAAGGAAAATATTCTTGAACTTCATGAGCGATTAAACCGATATTTATTTGATTGGACAATTTATTTTGATATAAATAGGGGGTTAAATGATCTACTTTGTAATTATTTATATATTGATCAATAGGAATTGGATTTTCTTTAATTCGATAATCCGATGTAGTATTAAATTGACTAGCTTGAATAATACCATTTGCGGTTAAAGAATTAGAAGTAGATAATGATGTATTTATATTTACATTACCAATTACATCTAACGAGTATGATGGATTTGAATTATTAATACCTACATTTCCTTGGTAATAAATACTACTTTCTGCAATTTCTATAGTAGTATAAACATTTGAACCACTACCATTTTGATAACACCCTGATACAGTATTGTCATTAGGAGAAACTACAACACGTTGCCATTGTAAACCGGATGATTGTTTTAATTCTATCCATGTTATACCAAAATCATGCGAATAATATATTACACCTTCTATTAATATACCAGATTGATTAATAGATTGCCCAGCACAAACATATTGATATCTACC